GGCCGTTGTTCTTGACCGCATTCTCGAGGAGCACCAGGCATCGTGGCTCGACATGCACGTGCGCATGTGGCAGGGCATCGGGGAGGACTTCGCCGGCCCGGTGCTCGACATGCTCAAGTCGCGCGGAGGGGTCGAGACCAAGTCGTTCGAATGGGGCGACGACTACCTCTCGTTCATCGAGCGCACGGCGCTCTCCAGGATCCGCGACATCTCGGCCACCACGAAGGCGCTGGTGCTCAAGGAGATCGACGCGGGCATCGCGGCCGGTGAGAGCATGTACCAGATCGCTGACCGGGTGGCCGCCAAGTACGACGACTTCACGGACTACCGCGCCATGACCGCCGCGAGGACGGAGGTCAACGCGGCTGCCAACTACGGCTCGCAGGCCGCGGCGCAGTCGACGGGGCTTCCCATGGTGAAGCGGTGGCTCTCCTTCGTCGACGACCGGACGCGCGCGGGGGAGGGCGGCTGCGACCACATATCCGCGGACGGGCAGGAGCGCGAGCTCAGCCAGCCCTACGACGTCTCGGGGGAGCAGCTCATGTTCCCCGGCGACACGTCGCTCGGGGCGTCGGCGGGCAACATCGTGAACTGCAGGTGCACGGAGACATACGAGGTGATGGGATGATGGAATTCAAGTCATTCAAGCTGAGGAAGTCGGAGGTGCGCGACGACGGCACCTTCGAGGGCTACCTGTCGACGTTCAACAACATCGACAGCTACGGCGACGTGATACGGCCCGGGGCGTTCAAGAAGACGATCTCGGAGCAGGCGGTCTTTCCCGTGCTCTGGCAGCACGACACGTACGAGCCGATAGGGATCTTCGACGAGCTGCGCGAGGACGACTACGGCCTGCTCGTGAAGGGGACGCTCAACAGGGAGACCCAGCGGGGACGCGAGGCGTTCGCCCTGCTCAGGCAGGGGGCGCTCAACGGGCTTTCGATAGGGTTCACCACCGTCAAGGACGCGTGGGACGGCGACGTGCGCCACATCCACGAGATCAAGCTGTGGGAGGGAAGCCTCGTGACGTTTCCCGCCAACGACCTTGCGCGGGTCACGTCGGTGCGCTCGAGGCAGGACTTCGAGCTCGCCCTCAACGCCATCGTGAACACGAGGGCAAGCGACATCACGAATCACGCTAATCGCTCGCTGATAGAGACGGCGATTGGAAGGCTGTCGGCACTCTTGCAGGAGGAGCCGCCGGAAGGCACTCCCCCGGGCGCGCAGGAGCCGCCAAAGTGCGACTGGGGCGCACTGCTCCAGGAGATACGAACCATGAGAGGTGAAAAGGGAAATGGCAGATGAGGCCAAGGAGATCATGGAGGAGGTCAAGGCAATGCGCGCCGAGGCTGAGGAGCGCGCCAAGGACCTTACCATGAAACATGAGGAAAAGTATACCGAGCTCACGGGCCGTCTCGACGACCTGGAGACCCGGATGAAGCGCCCTGCGAAGGGCGAGTCCAAGGACGAGGCGAAGGAGCTCAGGCGCAAGGCGTTCTTCCAGTACGTGCGCAAGGGCTTCTCGGAGCTTTCCCCCGAGGAGCGAAAGGCGCTCGTGCAGGGGACGACCGGCGACTACATCGTCCCCGAGGACGTGGAGGCGGAGATCTACCGCGAGCTCCCGACCATATCGGGCATACGCGGGCTCTGCAAGGTGATGCAGACCAACTCCAACCGCATACGCAAGACGTCGATGACCGAGGTCAGCGTGGGATGGGGCGTGCTCGAGAAGGGCGCGACCATCACCGAGTCGACGCTCACGCCGTCCCAGGCGTACGACTACGTCGAGGACTGCGTCGGCCTCACCAAGATAGGCGAGGACGAGCTCGAGGACACGGACGTCAACCTGCAGTCATACATCGCATCGTCGTTCGCCGAGGCGTTCGCCGAGGCCGAGGAGGAGAAGTTCATCGCCGGGTCGGGACACGACTCCAACGAGCCGGAGGGCATACTCAACGACACGAACATCGAGCGCGTCGAGTGCGACGCCGTCGGCAACCCCGACTTCGACGACCTGATCGACCTGGTCTACTCGCTTCCGGCCAAGTACCACAAGAACGCGACGTTCGTCATGAACACGACGACCGCAAAGGTCGTGCGCCAGCTCAAGGACGCCACCAACGAGCGCTACCTCTGGGAGCCCAACATGCAGGTGGGCCAGCCACCGACGCTGCTCGGATTCCCCGTGGTGCTCCAGGACGACGTCCCCGAGATACCCGCATCGGGCACCGAGGGCGACATCATCATCTTCGGCGACTTCCGCAAGGGATACCGCATCCTCGACCGCAAGGGCATGGCCCTCAAGCGCCTCGACGAGCTGTATGCCGAGTCGGGCCTCGTCGGATTCAAGGCGACCCGCCGCGTGGGCGGAGCGGTCATACGGTCCGGGGCGTTCCGCGTCCTTGACACGAAGGCTTCGGGGTGATGAACGATGGGTAACATACACCGAAGGTACGACGCGTCCTCATCCACGGCCGGAGACGAGGTCTTCGCCGTGAACGGGGAGGTCGAGATCCAGGACGGAGGGGAGCTCAACGTCGAGAGCGGCGGCGTGGCCAACATCGAGAGCGGAGGGACGCTCAAGTACAACGGGATAGCCACGCGGCCGGTGGTCGTGAAGCTCTCGTATGACTTCGACACCGACGGCGGGGCCATCGGCACCATCGACCTCGGCGGCGCCCTGCCAGCGGGGGCCATCATCCTCGACGGGATGATGAACGTCACCGAGGAGATAACGAGCGACGGGGCGGCCACCATCGCCCTGCACGCCGCAAGCGCGGACGACATCCTCGCCGCGGCGGTGCTCGGGACCAACGGCGGCGCAGGGTTGCATGACATCGTGGCTGACGGCACCGCGACGAACGCGATCCTCCTGACCGAGGAGACCGACCTCACCCTTACCGTCGCCGAGGCGGCGCTCACGGCAGGGGCGTTCGACCTCTACCTGAGGGTACTGATGTGATGAAGGTCCAGGCACTCCATACGATGGTGACGCCGGAGGGGGTCATCCCTTCCGGCACGATCTTCGACACGACAAGGGGACGGGCCCGCAACTGGTCCCGCTCCGGCTTCGTGAAGGAGGTCAAGCCAGCGGGACCAAGGGAGACGAAGCATGGCAAGCGAACTCGTGACAGGGCCAGCGTCAGAGCCGGTGACACTCGACGAGGCAAAGGCGCATCTTCGCGTCGACGGCGATGACGAGGACGACTACATCACGTCCCTCATCGTCGCGGCGCGCCAGGCGGCCGAGGCCTACACGCGCAGGGCGCTCATCACCCAGACGTGGCGCCACACCGGTGACCGCTTCTCGGGAACGGTGACCCTGCCCCACCAGCCGGTGCAGTCTGTGACATCGGTCGCGATCGACGGCGAGGCGCTCTCAAGCGACGCCTACGAGACCGACACGTCGACCGGGCGCGTCAAGGCCCTGTCGGCGTACGCGGCGGACGACATCGGCGGCGTGGCGATCACCTACACAGCGGGCTACGGCGACGCGGCCGACGTGCCCATGCAGATACGCCAGGCCATACTGCTGACGGTGGGCCACCTGTACGAGAACAGGGAGAGCCAGGAGATGCCGGGCTTCGCCAAGAGACTGCTTGACCCGTACAGGGTGATGCTCATATGAGGGCCGGCAGGCTCAGGCACCGCGTCACCGTCGAGCAGCCCTCGGTGGCCGACGACGGCTACGGCGGCCAGGCGCGGTCGTGGTCGGCGTTCGCAACGGTGTGGGCGTCGGTCGAGCCGCTCCAGGGGCATGAATACTTCCAGGCGCAGCAGGCGCAGGCGGCGGTGACCCACAAGGTGACGATGCGGCACCTCGACGGGGTGACGCACGACATGCGGGTGAAGCTCGGGTCGAGGGCTCTCAACATCGTCTCGGTGATCGACACGGAGGAGCGGGGCAGGGAGCTCGTGCTCATGTGCGAGGAGGCGGTGCGGTGAGCGGCACGGGGGCGAAGCTGATGGGCGCTGACGCGGTCGTCAGGGGGCTCCAGCGGTACCAGGAGCGCATCAGGGCCGAGGCCGTGAAGGGACTTGCCGAGGAGGCGCTCAAGGTGCAGAAGAACGCCAAGGAGAACCTGACCGAGTCCGGCGCGGTGCACATGGGGCGGCTCAGATCGTCGATCAAGGTGCGCTCGAAGGCAAGCGGCAAGGTGTGGGAGATCTACACCAACGTGAACTACGCCAAGGCGGTCGAGTTCGGGTCTCGGCCCCACTTCCCGCCGATAGCGCCGCTCTCTGACTGGAGCAGGAAGAAGCTGGGTCAGGACCTCGGCTTCGTCATCGCGCGCAAGATCGCGCGCGAGGGCACGCCCGCCAAGCCGTATATGTTCCCCGCCCTTGAGAAGGAGCGGCCCAACATGGCCAAGGAAGTTGGCTCATCCATCAGGGTGGTGTTCAGGTGAAGGACCCCACGCTCGCGCTCCAGGGGGCGCTGCACGCGCTGCTCTCGTCCTCGCTGACGGTGTACGACGCGGTGCCGCAGAACGCGGCGTTCCCCTACGTCACCATCGGCGACGACACGATGACCGACTGGAGCGCCAAGGGCGAGGGCAAGGCGGAGGTCACCGCCACCGTCCACACATGGTCGCGCTACAACGGCAGGAAGGAGTGCAAGGAGATGATGGACGCGGTGCTCCAGGCCGTGACGGAGGCGGCGTGGTCCCTTGACGGATTTCGCGTCGTCACCTGCGGTCTGGAGTTCTCGCAGGTGCTGGAGGAGGCCGACGGGATCACCCGCCACGGCGTCCAGCGATTCAGATTCAGGATAGAGGAGGTATAGGATCATGGCAGTAGACACGGTAAGCTTCCTGGTGAAGGTCAACACGGGCACCGAGGCGGTGCCCACGTGGACCGCGGTGGGAAGCCAGAGAGACGCCAAGCTCAACAGGGACATGGGGACGGTCGACGTCTCCACCAAGAGCTCGGGCGGATGGGAGGAATCGATGGCAGGCAACCGCAGCTGGTCCATCGAGGCTAACGCGCTGTACGTGCCGGACGACACGGCGTACGAGGCGCTCGAGGACGCGTGGGACGCGCGAAGCACCGTCCACGTCCAGGTGGAAGAGGCCAACGGCGACACCTACGACGGCGACGCCTACATCACGTCGTTCCCCAAGTCGTTCCCCAACTCGCCCGAAGCGGTCACCATCGACGTGACGTTCAAGGGCACCGGCGCGCTGACGAGGACCGAGGCCACGTAGGGTGACGAGCCTTGAATCCGCACGGCGAGGTGACGATCGTCCTCGACAGGCCTAGGACGATACGGATGAAGTACAAGACCATCGCCCTGGCCGAGGGGCAGCTTGGCAGGCCGTTCCCGTCGCTCAATCTGTCGAGCCTCGGGGTGAGGGAGTACGCGGCGCTCCTCTGGGCGTCGCTCGTCCACGACGACCCCTCGCTCACCCTCGACGACATGTACGCGTTCATGGACGAGCACGGCCTCGCCTACATCTCGGCCAAGCTCATCGAGGCGATCGCGTCGGCGTGGCCCAAGGACGGTGACGGCGACCCAAAAGGAGGGCAGAGCGGATAGACTGGGACGCGCTCCTCGAGTTCGCCCTCGGCGTCATGGGGCTCGACCCGGACACGTTCTGGGACATGACGCCCTACGAGTTCGGGAAGGCGATTCGCGGATGGGAGCGCAGGATGGAGTTGCGCCGCCATGAGCTGGCGTGGCAGACATGTCACATCGTCAACTGCTGCGGCCACCTCAAGCGGCCCATACGGCTCGAGGAGCTGCTTGGGGAAGGGAAGGGCCAGGCGCGCGCAGCCACTGACGAGGACAGGGAACACTTCGAGAAAATGAGGGAGACGTTCGGGGGATGACTGACAGCAGCGTGGTAGGGGAGCTCCTTGTGCGGCTCGGCCTCGACGACAAGGCGTTCGACGAGGCGATGGGCAAGGCGCAGGGCAAGATCAGCGGGATGGAGCAGAAGCTTGGCAGCGTGGGCAAGAGCCTCACGACCAAGGTGTCTGTCCCTCTCATCGCAGCGGGAGCGGCGGCCATCACGGTCGCCAACAAGTTCGACAAGGCGTACGGCATCATCCGCGCGGGCACCGGGGCGACAGGCGAGGCCCTCGAGGAGCTCAAGGGCATCACCGACGAGCTGTACGGCAATCTTCCCAACGACCTCGACGAGGTGGCCACGGCCGTCGCCGACCTCAACACCATGTTCGGGCTCCAAGGCGAGGAGCTCGAGGCGATGGCGACCCAGTACCTCAATCTCGCCCGCATCACGGGCACCGACGTCTCGACGATCATACAGTCTGCGGCCAGGACGTTCGGCGACTGGACCGTGGCGACGGAGGACCAGTCCGACGCGCTCGACTACCTCTTCAGGGTCACCCAGAGCACGGGCATCGAGATCGACAAGCTCAATCAGCTCATGGTCCAGTACGGCGCCCCGCTGCGCCAGATGGGATTCGAGTTCGACGAGGCGGCAGCCCTCATGGGCAAGTTCTACAAGGAGGGCGTCAACGTCGAGCTCGTCCTGGGGTCGCTTCGCATCGCCCTGGGCCAGATGGCGCGCGAGGGCGTCACCGACGCCAGCGAGGCGCTCAGGATCCTCATCGACGACATCAAGAACGCCGGGAGCGTCGGGGAGGCAAACGCCAGGGCCATCGAGATATTCGGCTCCAGGGCGGGCCCCGACATGGCCGCCGCCATCCGCGAGGGGAGATTCGAGGTCGACGAGCTCCTCGAGACGCTGAGGAACGGCACCGACACCATCAACGACGTGGGCGATGAGACCCTCACCTTTTCAGACCATCTCAAGGAGCTCAAGCACCAGGCGGAGCTCGCCCTCAAACCGCTGGGGGAGGTGCTCGTCGAGACGCTGCTTGACAACAAGGCGTCGCTTGAGAGCGTGGTGGGCGTCTTCGTCGACCTCGCCGAGGCGTTCCGCGACCTCCCTGACCCCATCCAGGGAACGATCGTCAAGCTGCTCGCTGTGGCCGCGGCGCTGGGGCCCATCCTCTGGACCGCCTCGAAGCTCATCGGAGTGTTGGGGGCTGTCAAGGGGGCGGCCGTCGGGCTTTCCGGGGCCCTTGCGACGCTTGGCGTCTCCGCAGGGCTGGCCAACACGCCGCTTGCCGCATCGCTGGGGGCGCTCGGCATCGGCGCGGACGCTGCCCTGGCGATGACCACCGCGGGCTACGGGCTCGTCGGCGGCATGGCGGCGTACACGCTGTACGACATCGTCAAGAACGCCAAGGACCTCACCAAGGGCGAGACCAACATGCCGGGCAACTACTACCTGGGATATGGGGCCACGAGCTCCACGCCGGGCATGGACTTCGGCCATGACTACGGGAACTGGAACATCGATGAGGGCAAGATACAAGAGGTCGTCGACAAGGCTGAGTGGGAGTTTGAGGGCATACTCAACACAAAATGGTTCCAGGGACTCACCGACGAGCTCGGCAATATCCAAATACGCGCCCAGATAGAGGTCATGGAGGGGGAGATCGAAAAGATACGCTCCGAGC